GGGTTTTCTCTATGTCCTGCGCCGTCACCCCGATCTGCTCACCGTCACCTTCCCCTGCTTCCTTCTTGTACTTGAACTTCACGGGGTCGATCTTAGCCAGTATCGCCTCTATGTCAGGAGCAGATTTGACGCCTTCTTTCATCTTCTCGTCAGAGAACAGTCCACCGACAGCAGACAGAAGCCCGCCGGTTGCCTGGTTGCCCTGCCCAGACTGACCAAGTGCCCCCTGCTGCTGTGCTGTACCGAGTGCGCCCTGAGCGGATCCTATGCTCCCCTGCGTTCCCACGGCTCCAAGCTGGGTATTTGCACCCTGCCCGTATGCGCCCATACCGAGCCCTTGTCCTGCCTGCTGGCCCTGCGTGTATGCTTGTCCAGCCTGCTGGCCTCCCATCATAGCCGCCTGACCTTTGTTGACACCGGCCGTTCGTGCCGCCTGAGCGCCCTGCTGGGTAGCCGCGGTTGCCGCGGTACGTCCCATCTGGTCGCCAAGAGCCTGGCCGGCTTGCCCCGCCTCGCCTGCGAACTGTGAGGCGCTTTTTCCAGCAAGCCCTCCGGCAGTCCCTGCTGCGTTTGCCATGGTAGTGGCCCCAGCGCCCTGATTCGCTTGCGCCGCATCTGACTGCTGGCGTGCCCGGTCGGCCTGATTGGCTCCAGTGATGTCACCAAAAATGTTTCCCAACGTGTCAAAGAATCCCATTCAAATACTCCTTGCACCTGCTATCGTGGCCTGCGCTTCATCGCCATAGAGGACCGTGACATCCGTGATGACTATGTGCTGTAGCGTGTCGAACTGTATCGAGGAGGCGAGCGCCTTCTCGTTCTTCGGTTGTACCCGCATGCGCGCGAAGCCCAGGGAATCCCAGTCCGAGGGCCTGATCGTACCGTCTGCCCGCTGTAGCGTGTACACGTCCTGGTCGAAGGCGTGGCACCGCAACGTGTAGGGCATTGTGATCGGCCCCTCGGGGGAGTACACGGTGATGATCCACGCCATCGCCACGGAGAGTTCGTTGCCTTTCAGCGAGTGGTAAGCGCTCTGCCACGTCAGCGGGACTACCGAGGAGACAGCAGTCCCTCCCGTGGTCGTCGTCGTTCCCTGCGTCTGGAAGCTGTAGATCCATGCCTTCGTGGTCCCGTTGGTGATCTCTATGCCCGACTGCGTGTCGTAAAGGAACATCGTCCCTGCTTGCGTTGCCTTCTTGTTGTGCTGCGAGACAACACCATCGCGCACCCAGACGAATGTATTGTAGGTCTGCATCAGGAGCGTGTTGTCCCGCACGTTGTAGACGCCGTTGATGATAGCCTCTACCCCATTGGAGGAGTTGCGCAGGTCGTTCATGCGCTTGACCTTCGTCAGCGCGCGCCCCCCGTTGAAGGAGTAGAGCGAGTTGTCGAAGGTAGAGAGGAAGAAAGCCTCCGTGGGCGAGACGGCGATGAACTGCGTTCCGGTAGCGGGGGCAACGGGGACACTGCCCCTACCGCTGAATAGCGACCCGTTGAACGTGGACAGCCATATGTTATTCCCGTCGAAAAGGTACGTCTGCCCGAACAGGTAGAAGGACTGGTAGAGGCCCGGCGTGTCGTTTCCGATCTCGTAGCCCAGGTAGTCATAGTCGATGTTGGCGGACCCGGAGACGCCGACGCCCGAGAAAATGGTCTCAATCTCGGTCTGCATCACCGAGCCATAGAACGTGTAGCCCATGGCAAACGGAATGCGCGTGTCCGGGACGTAAAGGACGCCAACCTGCACCGGATTCGTATACGTCACGCTGAAACTCTGGTAGGTCGTCGAGTAGAGATCGGCCAGGTAGATGTTGACGCCGTAGTCGAACACGGCGCGGTCAACGAATGACGGCAGCTCGATCCCCGGGACTATGTTCGCGGATGCCACAAAGAAAGTCTGTGTGATGAGCTTGTCGCCGGTATCGCTGGAATTGGAGTAGGGGCCCTGCATGATGCCGACGCATTTCACAGTGGCTATGATCGCCGCGATGCTTCGGAAGAGGATGCGCCCGTTGTAGTCATTCGATCCGAGGTTCAGCGTTCTATTGGCAACGTCAATTGCGTTGATCGGCGACAGGCAGTTGACCATGTAGACGTTATCACTCACCGGCTGAAGCGTGTTCGTAGCCCCGCTTGCGATGACGAAGAAGAAGAGGACCCCGTTGTACCGGTAGACGCAATTGAGCCGCGTTGAGCCGTTGTCCGTGACGTGGGGCATGAAGAACTCGTCAAACTCGCCTACGTTGGTGATCGGGACTCCCAGCGCGTCGTACGTTGCATCCTGCGCGATGACCCCGGCCGTGATCGTCGTCGGAATGCCAACTTCCATCATCACGCGAAGCGAACAGGTATTGCCAAGTGAGTTGCCGTTGAAGTCCGACAGGCGTCCGTAGCCGTTGCACAGCGTTTGCGTCTGGGACTGCTGATAGTCGTACCACTGTCCCGGTGTGTGCTGCATTATCGGAGCCTGGTAGTAGTAGATGTTCGTCCCGGTGTCGGATCGCGTAAATGTAGCCTCGGAATAGCCCGGACCCTCGGCATGCGTCCCGATGACAACCGTAACCGCGGCGAGAGCTACCCCGTAGTACGTAGGCGTCGCGTTGTAGGTTCCCGCCTGATTGTGGCCCACCTCGCCAATTCCCGTTAGAAGGTTGGCGGCGTTCTTCTTCACGGGGAAGGTTAGAATAGCTCTAGAGAAGGAGGTTCCGGCGAATTGGTCTATGACGCACCAGGTCGCATCGGCAATTGCTGTTAGGACGCCAGCTATATCACCAATCCAGAAAGTTAATGTTTTCCCCTGACTTCCTATGATAAACTTGTTGGCAGCAAACTTCCAGCAGAAATTACTAAAGCCTTGGCCTCCTATTGAAACAACAGTCGGTGCGTTTGCCTCGACAAGAGAGTACGCTTGTATATTGTTTGACATGATGAAAGTCATCGAGTCGGCGAAGTTCATCCCGATATACTTCACAAAAAAAACGTTTGTTATCGTCACGGCGGGCATGGTGAACGTAAGCGTGCGCGTATTGATCACCACACCCGTTGTCGCATTGACCTCATCTACCCGGATCGTCTGGCCTATCTTCACGATGCCAATAATCGTGTTTCCCACTGTCCACGCCGCGTCAGAATAGCCCTTCAACGCCCCTCGCTGGCTCACGGCGTACGGGCCGACATTCCCTATTACCCCATCGTTGATACGGATGTTGTGCGCCGCGTCTACTTGGAGCAGATCGCCGCTCTTCGTTACCAGCGATTGCGGGCCCGCCGTGGCGAAGGTCGTCTCCTGCTCGTACTGCGCCGTTACGCCGCCGTTGCGCTCCATGCCCGTGTTCTGGTTGACCTGCGTCGGGTCAGCGGAGAAGGGGTAGCTATCGGAGCCGGTAGGATTGTCCACGCATAGAGATGACTTGAGGTCGATTGTAGTGCGCCCGCTGTCTTTCACCGCACGAAGCTCCTATCCGCATATGCGTTCCGTATGCGCTCGACCTTGTAGTCATCGCGGCGTATCGTCTGCTCGAAGCGCGCCCAGAGCCCGGAGGCGTTCCCCTCGCTGGCGTTCGTCGGGTGACCGAGCTTCAAGAGGTGCATGGTGATGTCAGAGCCCTGCTTGGTTCGGTAGTCAACCGCACTGCGCCACGCCATGATCTCGGGGGCGAGGTTGTTCGGGTAGCTGAAATTGTAGTTCACTGTCCCGTCCACGCCGAGAAGTTGCTGGTATGGGTTGCTTGACTTGAGCGTCGGTACGATCCACGTAGCGGGAACCTGGTTGATGTCGTAGACGACCTGCCCGATGTCCGTCACTCCCGAGTCAACGATGTCGTCCGTTAGGATTGCCGCGGTCAGTGCGGTATAGGTGACGCGCCGGGTGTTCCCCGCGTTGTCCAGGATGTAGATCATGGCGGAGCTTCCGCCGTCCGATGTCACCTTGGCTATCCCCGATGCGTACATGGTGGATGCGGGAGCCAGCGTACCTACCACAGACCCCGTGGTGCAGTAGATTGTCGTCGGCCCTATCTGGGCAAGGCTCGTGACGTTCGCCGTGGCGTTCACCAGCGCGTCAGCGCCGCCCGTGAGATCGCAGGATCGAATCTGCGTCGCCGTGCTGTAGTAGATCGTTCCCGTGTTGGCGATGTAGAAGGAGACAACGCCCGTCGGGGTAGTCGCCTGCGTCGGGGCCACGAAAGCCGCTGTCAGCGCAGTCGGCTTGTACCAGATGAAGCCGCCACGGATCCAGTACAGCGTACCCTTGTAGTATACGATGTTCGTCACCGCCCCCGATTCAGTGAACAGGGCCACCGGCGTCCCCACGGTAGCATTCGTGATGTTCTCGCTCGTGATGATGTTCCCGTATGCGTAGACTATCGACTGAAGGTAGGGCGCATAACAGGGAGCCGTCACCGTGGCGAACTGCGTCGGGGTGTAGCTGGTCCCGTAGATGAACGGGGACTGCGGGGCCGTGATCGTGGCCGGCGTCGGGTAGTAGCCCATGCGGATAGTCAGCCCCACAGACGGGACGGAGCCTCCGGTGATCCATAGGTTCTGCCCCTCAAATCGGTAATAGGGATCGCCCGGCTGGTCGTCCTTCATGCCAAGGTTGAACTTCTTCATGGGCAGGAAGTCTGCCGCCGCGGTTCGGAAATCGAGGTACCGCAGCTTGAAGAAGTCGGACGGAAGCGGATAGAGGTACTCGTTATTCGACCCTGCCACGGCAAACGTGACCGTCAGGGCGAAGGTAAGGCGCGTTACGTAATAATCGTCGTCGTTGTCCGTCAGCGCCGCGTATATGTCCTTCCACGCTTCATTGAGGCTGTTCACCTCGTCCAGATGGCTGACAAACTTGCTGTTGGGAAGGTCCGAAACGCTCCTCGCGCGGAGGATCATGTCATTAGCGTTCATCACTACTATAAGGGGGGTGCTGGCAACTACTATACGCGCGTTGGGGTACTTTTATGTATAAAACGGGATGGATACGTGGTACATTGTAAGAGGAGGAAGCAAAAATGCAGTGGCTTACGCTCGCCTACTTCTTGAGTCTTGGGACTATGGCATATCAGACCCAAACTTTCGATCCCCGTGGCTCTGCTATGTTCATCGTACCGCAAAACAGCTTCCAGACCACACTCGGCGTCGAAGCGCAGGCTTTCGACAACCACGCCTTTGCCGGAGCATCGGTAGAGACGCTGGAAAGCTATAACGGTAACCTGTTTTCACCCTCAGAAGCCTTCTACGTCTTCAATGCTGGCCTTCGAGCATGGGGTTTTGAGTTTGGATGGCGTCACGAGTGCGATCATGCCATTAGTTCGGCGTGGGGAGGTGGGATTCCTCAAGGAATTATGGCCAATAGGGACGAATTCTATCTCAGTTTCACTGGAAAGATCAAAGTATTCTGAAAAAGAGGCCCCGGGGGTGAGCCGGGGCCAAGGACAAGGAGGAAGAAGGAGAGCCTTAGTGAGCGCCGAAATCTACAACCGCTCCGTGGCCCGGTTCTCTGTAGCACCAGTTGCCATAGATGGACACGGAGACCTGAGCCGCGGGGCCTTCGGTCGAGGTTGAGTTGCCGGTGATCGAGATCAGGTCCTCGATGTTGAGCTTGAACGTGGTGTCAGGCTCTTCGTTGTTGGCCGCAGCGCTTGCCGCGCCAGGCTCGTTGTCAACGATACCGTCCTTGATCGCCCTCTGCGTGTTGCTGTAGGTCACGAACTCCATGACTGATTTGTCAAGAATCCAGCTGTACCCCAGCGGGCAGTACGGGTCATCGTAGACGTACTCGATCCAGTTCGTTGACATGGCGAACCGCAGGGCAGACAGACCGCGGGCAACCTCATTCTTCTGGTTCTTGGCACCCGTGATGTTGATCTGCTGCATCATGGCGGTCTGCTGGTTCATTTCACCGTTCATCGTCAGCCAATCGTTGTCGTTGATGGCTATGATGTCGGGAACCCCGCCGCCGCGCCGAACGAATGCAACGCCGTTGACGATGGCATCCATGAAGAGCTGGCCGTTGGTCTTCTGGTAGTACCATCCTGCGAGCATGTTCGTGCTTGCGTTGCGGGTGACGCCGTAGAAGGCCGTCGCGTTGTAGGCCGTCCAGTTCGCGCCCGTCCTGGTCCCGAGGTAGGGAATCCATCCCGCGAGGCCGGTAGGCATGTTGGGCAGAAGGCCCGCGTCACGCCCGCCGTTGATGTACATCATGGACCCCGCGGCCCATGCCACCGCTCCGACGACGCCGCCCGTCCATGTCACTGTCAGGCCGTCGATTGCGCTGATGGTGCGCACCGTCGCATCGTAGGCCGCCGTGGAAGGCAGCGTGCCCGTTGCCGCGAAGGGGATCACAAGGAACTGTGACCCGATTGCCAGCTTGACGATGGTGTCGCTGTTCAGCGTCATCGAGCTTGCACCAATCGCCACGAGGTTCGGGATGTAGCCGATGTCCCCGATCCCGTAGCCGTACATGGAAGCCGCGTACAGCTTGCGGGTGCTCTCGCAGGATCCAAAGAACTTGAAGCCCAGCGCCTTCAAGTACCCACCGCGCCGAGTGCGCGCGCCCAGGTATTCGGACTGCGTGACGTTGAACACGGTGAAGATCTTGCCCGAGGTGACAGCCATTTCAGCAGTCTTGACGGAGCTCGCCGCGTTCGCCACCGCCACCGTGTAGTCACCCGAGGTGGACCCTCCACGGTCGTAGGGGATGGTAAACTGATAGGTCTGGCCTTCCCACTGATTGATTTCAATCTCGCGGGCTACCGGGGAGTTCCTGAAGAAACAGCCGCGAATCTCTTTGTCGGTGTAGACGCGCTTGTATGCCCCGAGAAGAAAGGCATCAGCGGTTACCTGTTGCGCCATATCTCATAACCTCCTGTGTTATGCGCCCTTCCTGACGGGCTTGTTTTTGTCACGCTGCGCTTGCTTGGCATCCGATTTCTTTTTCATCTCGGCGATTTCGTCCCATGCCATCTGCGCATCCTCTTCGGGCTCTTCCTCGGCTTCGCCCGCTGGTGCCTCTGCCGGCTCAGGGGTGACTTCCGCCACTACCTCGGCCGCCGGCTCTTCTTTCATGCCAAGACGTTCTTTGATCTGGTCAACGACCTCCTGGAGCTTCGCCCCCAGATCGTCCTCTTTAAAACCTTCCTCACCGCGTAGCTCATCAGCGTAGTCAAACGCCTTCTCGTGCAGGTCAGCGGAGAAGGTACGCTTGAACGGTTCGGCGAGCGGGTCGAGCAGAGAGCCGAACTTGCTCTTGAACTCCCCCATGCGCTCCGTCCGCACGTTCCCGTCATACGCAGCCTTGATGCCTCCGATGAGGTCGTCCATGACCAGCGCCTTGAGGTTTCCGATCTCCTCGCGGGCAGCGGCCAGGTCCGACTTGAGCGCGTCAACGACCTTCGTCAGCTCGCAGACGGGATCGGGCTTGTTGGCGGCTTCGAGGGCGGACATGAGCTCCGCCCTCTCTTCCGGTGATAGACTGGAAAGCACTGACATATCCATGCCGTGCCTCCTTACTGGTTGTAGTACAGGTACGCCGGGAACTCCGCAAACACGATGCTCGTCCAGTACGTCGTGCTTGACGCCGTAGTCGGACATCCGACGGAGATCGAGGTGCCGGGAGGCATGATGATCGACCCCTTGGCATCCCATGAGATGTTGGAGATCGTACCGCTCGCGGCCGCACCCTCAAGCCAGTGGTTGATGCCGATGTCCATGAGGACCGCCGGCTGTGTGGTGAACGTGACCGTTGCGTTGGCCATACGCGCCTTGCATGCACCTCGCCCGATCATGTTCGGTACAGGCGTTAGGGCAGCGAAGGTAGCGATGGGCGCACCCGTTGCCACGCCGTCACCTGTGTTCCCGAGCCAGCTGATCGAGAAGCCCTGGAGTGCAGGGGTGCCGACAGCCGCCACCGAGAGATTGATGAACATCGGGACCACGACCTTGCCCGAGCTCGCTGCGTTCCACAGCGTGGGGGAGTTGGTAAGGGTCGTGTTGACCGGGATTGCGGCCGCAGCGCCAGAACGCGCCGTGAACACGAACCCCTGCCGAGTCCATTCGTAGTAGTCCGATGCCCCGGGGACGTAGACGGCCTCGCCCATATCCGAGGAGCGGAGGTAGGACTGGCCCCCCTTGGTAAGGGGGCCGATCAGACCATTCTGCTGCTGGAAATCAATTGCCATGTTTCATTCCCTCCCTTAGCTCACCAGCAGGGGGATCTCGGCGAAGAGGATCGACGTGATGTAAGTAGTCGATGTCGCCGCAGGAGTCCCTCCGAAAGCAATCAAGCTCCCGGGCTGGAGTTGTACCGCACCCTCGAAGTCGTGCATGAGGGTGACGGGCGTAGAGATCGCGTCCGTACCGCTCTTCCACATCGAAAGGCCGGTGTAGTAGAACGCCGCAGGCTGTGCCGTGTAGGTAACGGTTGCGTTGGCGAACAGCGTGGTAGCCGTACCCTGCTTCCCGAGGTTCGTTCCAACGGGCAGGATGGGGGTGAACGTGATGACCGGGGCACCAGTGGCAGCGGTTGCACCAGCGCTGTTGAGGTAGCACCCCACCAGACCAGTGATGACCGGGGTACCCAGACCGCCGGGGGTTAGGGTAATCTTGAGCGGGATGACGAGCTTGCCAGACCCCGCGGGATTCCAGAGAACGGGGCCGTTGGTCAGCGTGGTATAGACCGGGATGGTAAGAAGGGTACCGTTCGCCGTGTAGACGTAGCCCCTCCTCGTCCATTCCATGTACTTCCCGCCGATCTCGTTCATCATCAGCTCGCCCTGATTTCCCATGCGGAAGTTGGTGACCTGGGAATCTCCCAGGTTTTTGATTCCAACGGTACCCGCGCTTGAGAAATCTACTTTGCCGATATCAGTTGCCATCTAAGCTATCTCCTTTCGTTTCGTGGTTAGGTGTAGTTGTTGCCGACTTCGGTCCACTCAAGGGCGATGTTCCACACGATGACGCCGGTGGCCCCGAGAAGGATGTCGTTGGTGATGATGAACCCTTCGTTTGCCCTGATCGTCAGCGGGTTTGTCGCGTCCTGCTGTCCGAGAACAAGGTCGGGGTTGTTGCTCGCCGCTCCGATGGCAGAGGCAGAGCCGAGCCACGAGTAGAGCGCCTGGTCGTCGAGCGTCCTTGTACCGCCGGTCAGCGTTGCCGTGGTAGCGATCCTCATGTCTCCACTACCAGCCCAAAGGAGGGACTGAGCGTTACCACCGACGCCGATCTGCTTGGTATCGAGTGCCTGGTCCGCGGTCTGGGTCGTGGTGATCGCCGTACCGCCGGAGTCGCTTGCCGTGAAGGAGCGAGCAAACCACAGCGAGTTTCCTATGCCCTGCGCTGTGCCGTATGCGGTCACAACGTAGAAGTCCAGCATTATGGACTGCACGATCATGCGTGCCGCGGTGGAAGTCCACCGGCACGAGAAGATCGGAGCATTAGCCGCGAGACCAGCGACCACTGAGCCCGTGTACAGCGCAACGCGGTATCCACCGCCTGCGGGTGCACGCTTGGAGTAAGGAACTTGCAAAGACATGAGAACCTCCTATGCCGTCCCTGACGGCACTGGCGCACTGCTCTGCGCAGGCGCAGTCATAGGTCCGGGTGCGGCCGACGGCCCCCCTCCCCCAGCAGGTGCCGGAGGCTGTTGTCCCTGTATAGGTAGCGGCCCGGTCGGTCCCTGCGCCTGCGGGGGCTTGCCAGGGAACGGGCCGGGCTGCTGGGAAGCGATCATCGCCTGTTGTGCTGATGCCGCGTCGTCCATCGCGTCCATCTTCGTCTTGATGATCTCCGCCAGGTGTACGAGACGGTCGAGGACTTCCCTCTCCTCGTCGTTGGCGTCCAAGCGAAGGAGAGTGTTGACCGTCTCACCGAAGAGCTGCTGGAGGTTCACGCCCTCGAAGAAGTCGTACTTCTCGTCCTCGACGGCCCGCTCTATCACGCGCTGGCAGTAGTCATAGCTTGCCGTGGTGATCGAGTAGGCGGCCTGGAGGTCGGGGAACTCAAGGAGCACAGCAGCCAGAGCCGGGTTGATCACGTTCATTGCGATCAACTGCTGTATCTGCTCCATCTTCTTCTGGGGGTCTTTCGATAGCGAAGAAGACGCCGAGAACTGGATAGCGAACGATTCCCGCTCCTGCTTGATCTCACTCCACGTGATCCGCGCGCGGCCGAGCTTCTTCGGGAGAACGCTGGCATTCGACGGGGCAATCTGAATGAAGATGTTGGCTATCTCCATGAAGAAGTGGATAAAGGACTGCTGCCACGGGTTGTGGCGGTCGCTCTCGACGTTCTCCACGGTTTCCAGAGCCACGCCGGAGGGGTTGTTGCCGAGCGGATTCTTCGCCTGCGCGGATAGCTGGCTGATGCCGTTCATCTCCATCGCCTGCGCGATCCAGAACTGGAGGCCCGCGGTGTAGCTCGGGTCGATAGGAGCGGGGGTAGAGGTGACGACAGGCGTGGTCATGCCCGGCAGGTACTTGTAGGGAGCGGTCTGCCCGATCTCGTTGGAGAGCATCGACACCTTGACGTTGCTGCCTTCGACGACCCAGTGCGTCTGTGCGGGGTTGAGCTCGTAGGCGAGGTGTATCTTATGGCACAGGCTGTCAACCTGCGTCTGGATCGTGAAGGTGTTGTCCGCCATGGAGACGGACTGGTTGCCCTTGATAGGCTGCTCAAGGTAGAGCACCGCGGCAGGGGGAACATCAAACTCTATGTCCGCCTTCTCGATGAGCTTGCCGGCCGCGAACGTCCAGCGCTTCTTGTCGATCAGGTCGTAGTAGATTTCGTACTTACCTTTGAGGGACTGCTTCTCCTCAAGCTGGCGGAGGACCTCGGCCACCTCTCCGTCCTTCGCGTTCTCCTTCAGCTTGTCCTTCAGGTAGATCAGCGGGTACTGACTGCGCTGAATGCAGCACCGTGTCAGCCTGCCAGCGTTCCACTCGGAAGGGTCAAACAGGTATTCCCACGGATTGAGCGTGATGAACTTCAACAACTCGTCGTCAAGCCACAGGATGCCGCGCTCGAATATGTCCGAACGCCGCGCTATCTCGATAGCCTTGCGGTATACGTCCTGCTCCTCGAAGAGCTGGTCAAAGAATAGCTGTGCGTTGCGGCACGTCTTGAGAGTCTTGAACGTCCCTCCCGTGGGATTAAAGAAGGGGCGAACCTTTGTCTCGCTTATTTTGGATACGTGCGTGTCGATGCAGGCACGTATTACGTTGAGGTTAGGAGTTGTCCCTTCGTCTTCTCCTTCGTTCTGGTTGTAGTAGGCGAGCGGCTGTCCGTACTGGTTGCGCAAGTCCTCGATACGCCGTCCGTTGTTGACGTATCGGTTGAACGATCTCCGCCACTTGGTCATCATCTTGTTGACTTCAGCTTCGAGGAAGGCTATGTCCTGGCGGACCTGCGTCTCGGTCATCAGTAGGCCGCTGCCCGTTCAGAGTCGATGGGGATGCGCTTGAAGCGGTCGAAGTCGTCGGCCTTCTTCAGCTCAAGGGATGTACCGTTGGGGAAGCGCAGGATGGCTACAACGTCGGTGCGAGCCTCGTTGATGAGCGCCTGTATGATGGCGTAGTCGGGCTCCTTTCCTATGAAGCGACGATACGCCTTCTCACGTGCGCGCTGTGCCTTGATAGCTCGGTAGGCACCGATGAAATCTTGACCTATCACATAAGATATATGGTATGAGCTGGTGAGTGTTTTAGTACTTTTTGTCTAAATTTATGAAATATTTTTTATAACAATCGCTATGGGTATACGCATCCATACCGTCTCGCTGATATGCTGGCCTGCCCGCGGTGATAGCTTCACGTCATTTCTTCTTCGCTGTGTTGTAGGCTATCGCGGCTGCCTGCTTCGGCGGCTTCCCCGCCTTGACCTCGGTGGCTATGTTCTTGCTGATCGTCGCCTTGCTCGATCCTTTTTTCAGTGGCATCAGGTTACTCCTCTTGATCGTGAACTCATAGGGAAAAGGACGGCACCGCCGCCCGGTATCACGCGCTTCATCACGGCCCCGCAGCGGGCCCCACATGGCGTCATTCGCTGGCAACGCACCACGGGGTCCAGCTTCATGCTGTGCTCGTGCGTCTGCTTGTGGCCGCACACAGGGCACCGATAGCGGTACTCCATGTCAGTTCATGTTCCCCGGCACCACGATACCCGACAGCGCCTCTTTCGCCTTGGCGATCAGTTCGGGCCTCCCGCAGTCCGTGACCATGAGGATAGCGCTCTTCGGCACCCGCAGTTGCTTCGGGGCAAACTCGCTCTCGCTGGCCTTGATCATCTGCACGTCAGCCTTGCCCTTGCCGGATGGACGCACCATGACCACCAGCGTCTTGTCCCCGTCGAAGACGTAGGAGTCGCTGTCCTCCCGCGCCGTCTCGCTGTAGAAGAACTGCCCCGTGATAAGCTGGTAGATGCACGGAAGCCCCGCCGTCGCCTGCTTCCCGTTCATGCTTAGTACGCTCACCTTCTCCCTCCCTTTCTGAAATCTGGATGCGGGGTTATGTCCTTCACCCCAAGTCTACCCCTCTCTCGCCGTACCCCCTCCGCCCGCGGTGCTGTGCAGAACGCACAGGCGCACTTCCCGCACGGCATCGCCTGCGTCCCCTGGTAGTGCATCGCCAGCGTGTGCCCGCACTTGCATGTGATGGCCTTAGCCGCGGGGTCTGGCCGCATCTCCACGTCGCGCGCTATCTCGCGGTGCATGTCCCGCATGAAGCGCTGGTCACGCCCGTCGAAGATGTCACTTCTCGACATGCTCCTGCTCCTCCGGCGGGTCGATAGGGCAACCCATGGCATCCGTCTTTGCGTTGCTCTCCCAGATCATCGCGTCCGCTATCCGGTAGGACTGCTTCGCCAAGTCATGCGCCTTGATCAGCGTAGGACCAGCAAGGATCCCCTGCAAAGCCGCCATGGCAAATAGGTCACGCCTGCTCAATTCGTCCATCAGCTTCCCCCTTGTGTCGAGAATAATTGTATCGGCCTCATGGCGTAGTGTACAGCGCGCATCTGGTCCGGGTGGTACACAAGATCGTCTATAACCCTTGTCAATTCGTCACGCTCATTTCGAGCATAGATTGTCAAGAGAGCTTCTTGCCACAGCGGGCCATCCTTACGAACCTTAAAGACTCCCCTTCGCGTCTCATCCTGGAGAAGCTCAAAGGCCATCTCTTTTTGCTGATTGTAAGCAGCCTGGATCGGAAGGTTGTATGTGATATTGAGGTCCGTAGGGGTGATTTTATTCCCACCGGTGTCGGCATGGATGTAGAACTCCCTGTTGACTACGCGCGCGAAGAGCGGGGACGTGTTGACGTAGGCGATCCCTGCGCGGCAGGCTTCCGCGATCTCCGCGGTGCCGGTGCGGTTGGCTTTCCATTCATAGACAAGAAACCGCTCCGGCTTACTGGTAGAGTAAGCGACAATTGCCAGAGCATCAGCGTCTTCAAAGCCAAAGTCGAGGCCCCCACTAAATCGAATATCTGTAACAGGCTGAGAAGCAATCCACGCCGCAAGTTCGGCATCCGTGAAAGCGTTCGTATCGCCCAACCTGAGTACCAACGCATCATCGTCATAGGCAATACGTCCCAGATATTCGCGGATATAGAGCGAGTCTGTTTCCTCAAGGTTCTTCTCCTTGCGTATGATGGCAAGTTGCGTCTCGTAGTCGGGGATAAACGGGTTGTGCGTCAGGTTCCAGTTGAGGCGCAGCGCGTCAGGGTACACCGGCGTCCCGTCGGGTTTAGCTCCGAGGAATAGCTCCTCCCAGTACGTCCCACGGACGCGCGGCCCCGTACCGCCAAGGGCGAGCTGCCCCGCCTTGTCGAGCAACGTCGGGGAGATGATGCTCTCCACGAGGTAGCGCAGTTGCTTCTGCGACTGGCACTCGTCGATGACCACGCGATCCCAGTACGGCCCGCGATTCTTCTCGCGCTCATCCTGCGTCGTGTTTCCGCCAAACTTCATCACGCCGTCAGCTTCGGTGGTGATCATGCCCTCAACGCGGTTGTGCGATTTTATCTTGATGCCGAGCATCGTTAGCGTGTCGATCATCGGCGTCCACATCAAGGACATCGCCGTTGTCAGTGTAAGCCCTATGTAAAGGCAGCGCGCGCCGGGGTTGTCTATGAACTCGTCTCCGAACCAGTCACCGAATACCTTCGTCTTGCCACCGCGTCGGCCAGCCATGGCGAAGATGTACTTCGATCGGGAGAAGAGTATCTTGCGCTGTATGTCCGTGGCAGACTTGTGCAGCCGGTAGTGCAGGAAGTCCTGATCCCGTTTCTCCCCGCGTGTCTCGTAGTCCTCTAGCTCGCCGAGGAAGTCCTTGCTCTGATACGCCTGCTCCATCCAGATACGGTACGCCGCGGGCTTGCCCTTCAAGGCGTCGTCAACGACACGGCGCGCGATGATGCGGGCCTTCGCCGTCTTGCCGTCCTTGCTCAGCGCCGTGGATTCTTCGAGCAGGATGCGGTTGAACTGGTAGCGGTAGTTGGTCTGGTTTGCGGGTCGTCCGTTGGGGTTGCCACTCTGTCCAGCAACCCAAGGAATGAGATTGTCCTCTCTGTTTTTTTCTGTGCTCTTCTTCACTTGACGCGATTCCACATTTGCAGCATGCGCTCGATTACAACGCTGCGATTGAGCTTGTTGCCCTTGCGCCTGCCGGTGTTGATCTCCGCAATCTGGCGGTCTGTCTCGGCAAGTATGTCAACGTCGAGCGAAATCATCACAGCCTTCTTTGCCACTTACTCAAACCGATATGCCCTTCGCTTGGCAACCATGATGCGGCGCTCACGGAGAAGAAACTGTGTAGCCCTCTCACGTATGTCCAGCGGGGAAAGGCTCCAAGCATTCACGTCACGGTCAAGGCTCCGCAGCCGATCCCGCCACGCTTTTCGCATGTACGTCCGGCTGAATAGCTTCTCCTCTACCCTGGGCTTAGGCATTCGCTTACCTTCCCATAGGCAACGCAACCA